CAATGGACAATCGGAATTCTCGGAACTCATTAACGGGCGCAAGATTGAGGATGTCCTGTCTTTGTTGGACGAACTTATGACTACATTACAGGCTGTGCATCCGAGATTATATGACAGCGTAATACGAAAACTTGTTGACTTGCAGTAATATGCGTGTTACAATGTAATTGCATGAATGATTTTTTTCACTTTCACTCTCCAATACTAAGGGGAAATAGCCGTAGAAATACGGCTATTTCTTTTTGCATATTTTTTAAAAAAGTTATTGACATACGCTATCCCATGTAGTAGAATAGAGTCAGATGATAGATGTAGATGAACCCACAAAGGAGGTCAAAATCATGACGAAAGTCTGGTCCGAAGATGAAATCAGAGAACTGATACAGACTAATGACAAGGTTCTGTACGGTGCGCTTAGAAAACTGTATGCATGTCAGACAGCGGATGAGCAGTCCACAGGAGAAACAAAGCATCGCAATGGAGTTGGCTTCAATGGAATTGATAGCAAAATCATGAGCAGTTTTGCTGAGTTCCTGAACAGAACCGGGTTCCTGACTGTGAAGCAGAAAGCTGTAGCCCGTAGAAAACTGATCAAGTACAACAAGCAGTTGACCCGGTTGGCTAACGGAGATAACGTCGCTTAACTGGCGTTAAATATATAAACCGCTCCTGAGTGGCTTAAAAGCCTTCAGGAGCCATTTTAGGAGGACAGATGAAGAAGTTATTGAGTAGAACGTTAAAAACAGTCTCAAGGGCAAATAAGGGCGTTGTGGTGGCTTTGAGTGTCGCACTCGCTTTCGCAACACCAGCAACCTGCCTTGGATGCCCGACACAGGAAGATGCGACACCCATGTATAACAGCGACGATTTGGAGGTCATCGCTCACGTCATCTGTGGAGAGGCTCAAAGCTATTCCGATGAGGAACAGCTTTATGTTGGTTCGGTGGTTCTGAATCGAGTGGCAAGCAAACATTATCCGAATACGATTCGTGGAGTTGTGTTTCAGAAAGGACAGTATGCCTGCACATGGGATGGTAATTATAACAGGACTCCCACAGAACGTAACTGGAAGAATGCTCAGTATCTGTTAGAGCACGGTTCGGTTCTGCCTGAAAATGTTGTTTATCAGGCCGGGTTTAAGCAGGGCAAGGGAGTATATGTCCACACTAAATATCATTATTACTGCTACGAATAGGATGTACGATTATTGTACATTTTCATAAACTTCTCTATAGGATTTTTCTCTATAGGGACTTTTCTAAAATGTATCTTTTTTATACATCCTACATTACAAAAAGAATAAAAAATATAGAAAAACTTATAATTCTATATTGACAGATGTATGGATGTATGATAGGATAATGTCAGAGGGGATAAGCCCCTCAGAAAGGAGAATTATGAGAGACATCAGTAAGGACATGCTCAATTACAGAGCAAGAGAAAACATTTCTCAGAGGGAACTTGCGGCACGATGTAAAGTCACTCTTCAGACTATCAATAGTGTGGAGAATGGACTTCAGACACCATCAAAACTGACGGAAACAAAAATCAGACTTGTAATTGGAGGTAGCGAAAATGATTGATGTGAGAACGAAAGAAGGACACGTTCACATGAGACGGGCATCGGGAACGATCTCTGATCTTGCGGTTGATATTGCAATGATTGCAAAAAGTCTTTTCGACAAGCTCAAAGAGGATGATGAGGAACGTGCATATGTGTTTATCAACGTTTGTGCGGAGGCGATGAACCTTGTCGGATGTCAGGAATGCGATGACAAAGACGAGGATGTGGATGAAGATGAAGACGAAGACGAAGATGATGACGATGATGATGCTGATGACTTCGTTGCGAAACTGATTCGCATCCTCGGTGGTGAGGTGTAGTATGGCATATCTTAGTATTTCGAGAGTGAAGTTATTCAAGGCATGTCGCAGGGCTTACAGGCTCAAGTATATCGAAGGGCTTGAGCCTGTAGAGAAAGCGACGGCACTGGAAACCGGATCAAATTATCACAGTAAACTGGAAGAACTGTACGAGACGGGTGACATTGATATCAGTGATTTTTCAAAGGAATCCGCAATGGCGATGGCCTACAAGAAGTACATTTATCCTGAGTTTACAGTAAGCCGTGTGGAAGACTGGTTTAGGAAGGAACTTGATTCAGATACGGATTTGATTGGACGGGTTGACGGTATGGCCGAGGATGGTTATATTGTAGAACACAAGACAACAGGCTCCGATATTACTGAATCGTATGAGTATGACCTTCAGTGGGATGAACAGGTACTGGCCTACATGTGGCTTACGGGTAGCAGAAAGATTCACTACACTATATGCCGGAAGCCGACAATACGTCAGAAAAAGAACGAATCTGACGAGGATTTCTTTTGGCGGATGGTTAAATGGTACGATGAGGATACGGAGAGTAAAATCAAGTTACTCGAAGTTACTAGAAGTAACGAAGAGGTAGAAAAGTTTGCAAAAGATATCTCGAACCTGCTGAAAGAAATCAAAGAGGTTAATGCTCACCCGGATGAGATGGCTTATAGAAATACATGCCATTGCAGAGCATGGGGAAGGAGATGCGAGTATTCGAGTATCTGCCTGAACTATGATCCGAATCAGGAGTATGTTGAATTTACGAGAGAGGTGAAAGAATGAAATTCAAAACAATCAGCAATATGAGTAACGCGCCATATACTGCGTTACTGTATTGTGCTCCGGGAGTGGGAAAATCAACGGCAATCGGTTTGGTTGCCGAGAAGAACCCGAAGAAGACGTTGGTGTTGGATATCGACAGAACCATTGAACGGACTCTTGCCAAGGGCGAAGTAGTGGTTGATACGAGCCGTGTGTTAATTAATCAGATTGACAACATCAATACATTCGATTCTTGGTCCGAGGCCTTGAAGGAAATTGACGGCATGGTGAAGTCAGGTGAACTGGCGAAGATGGGAGTTGATACCATAGCCGTTGATAACATCTCTGAACTTGAGCGGTGTATCCTGTCAGACTTAGGTTCAAAGGGAAAGAACAAGGGCGTTCCTGCTATGGCTGATTATCAGTATATGCAGTTTAAATTGGTCAACTCGCTGAGGTTCATGAAGTCATGGGGCTTGAATATTATTTGGACAGCATGGGAAATTACAGAGCCGTTTACGATGCCTGACGGAACTCAGTATAGCAGACTGTATCCAAAGATCAGTACGAAGATTGTCGATAACATCTGCGGACTTTGCGATGTGGTAGGTCGCATTATGGTGAATCGGGATGGACAGCATGGAATTATCCTGTCTGCTACTCAGAACGTATACGCTAAGAATCAGATTGATTCCCGTAAAGGATGTTTAGTCGAGGATTTCCTTAACTTCGATTTTGGAGACGGAGGTGACAAAGATGAAAAGTAAAATCGTGTGGGTGGTAACAATACATATTGGATATGAAAAGGCATCAGCAGAATTCGCAACATCTGATGAAGCGGTTCTGTTTACGGATATATTCCTTAACAGCTTTGGGAAGGATGAAGCGGTATCGCTTGTAATTAATCCGAGAACTGTTGATGATGGAATAGGAGAAAATGGCGCAGAGGAGGATGCATAATTATGGCATGGGAGTACAAGAGAGAAGAGCAGAGATTTCAGGAACTGGCAGAGGGTGATTATAGAATCAGAATTGATTCTGCTGAAAAGGCTGTCTCAAAAAAAGGCAATGATATGTTGGTTATCAAGTTTGATGTGTCGGGGAATCGGCAGAATCTGTGGCATTATATTTCATTCCTGACAGACCGACCGGAGATTACAAACCGGATGCTGACGCAGTTCTTTGATTCCTTTAAGGATATTCAGGACGGGGATTTTAATCTGTCTAATTGGTGTGGCAAAGTAGGTGCGTGTCATGTAAAACATGATGAGGATGGACGAGCGAAGATTAGTTATTTTATCAAGTCCAATAAGCAGGATAGTCTTCCGGCTTGGAAGAATCCGAATGGAGTTGAAGAGGACGAAAACGGATTTATCAGAGTTCCTGAAATTGACCCGGAAGACGTTCCGTTCTGATAACTTATGTTGATTATGCGGGGATGCTCAGGCATCCCCGTTTTTAAACGGGGAAGGTTGCATGAGAAACAATAAACAAATTGGTACCGAATTCGAAAGAGAAATGTGCGAGTATTTGAAGGATCACGGATATTGGGTACATTTTCTGTCTCCTGATTCAAGAGGCGCACAGCCTTTCGATATTATTGCAGTTAAAAACAATATTCCACTGGTTTTGGACTGTAAAACATGTGTTAATCATATATTTTCCATATCAAGACTGGAAGATAATCAGATAATGGCATTTGAATACTGGCAGAAATGCGGAAATAATAATCCTTGTGTAGCAATAAAGCACGGAAATAAAGCGTATTTAATAACGTATTCGTTCTTAAAAGAGCATGAAAAAGTTGACCTTCGGAAATGGAATTGTTTTCTTTTGGAGGATTTCAGATGAACAGTATTATAGGTTCTGCTATCATAGTAGAGAATCCTTCTGTCGAATTGCAGAAATGGTGCAGTGAAAATCTTATACTCAGCAATCCTGAGTATCATAAAGCGGTGGCGATGGGAAGATGGACTGGACGTATTCCAAGAGAGTTTCAGCTGTATACAAAAAACGGGAATAAGCTCGTAATTCCGTTTGGCTGTTTGAAGTCTGTGTGGAATAAACTTGCAAATGCCCCGTATAGCCTCGATTTTGCCTCTGTAAGGCGTTTTAATTATGAGAGTAATATAAATCTGTATGATTATCAGGAAGATGCGGTAGAGGCGATTTTAAAGGCTCGAAATGGTATCGTAGTAATGCCATGTGGTGCAGGGAAAACGCAGACTGCCTTGGAATCCATAGCCCGCATTGGAGGAAAGGCGTTATGGCTGACACATACGCAAGACCTGCTTAACCAGTCCTTAACTCGTGCTAAATCAGTATTCGGTGCAGATAATCGGAGTTACGGAACGATAACTGGCGGTAAGGTAAACATAGGAACGGGATTAACGTTAGCTACAGTTCAGACTATGGCGAAGATAAATCTGTCTGAGTATCGACATGCATGGGATATTGTAGTTGTGGATGAATGTCACAAGGCCGTTGGTACTCCGACTAAAGTAATGCAGTTTTACAAAGTCCTGACTGAGTTGTCGTGCAGGTACAAAATCGGTCTGACTGCTACCCCATATCGCGCAGATGGATTGGAACGATGTATGTTTGCGTTACTTGGAGATGTTATACATGAGGTTCCAAAAGAGGCCGTTGCTGAAACAACATGTCCGGTGAAGGTCAGATTTGTCCATACTGGATATTTCCCTGAATGCGAAGCTGTTCTTGCTGGTGATGGTACAATAAATTATGCGGCACTTGTGGATGATATGACTCATAATAAACAGAGATTTCAGTGCGTTTTAGATGCGTTAAATGCGTTGGACGGCTCGGTTCTTGTATTGGGAAATCGGGTTGATTATCTAAGCAGATTGCAGGAGGCTGTTTCGAAAAAGAGCATATGCCTGTCTTCTTTGGGGAACAGCAAGTCTGCGAAAATGGTCAGAAAAGATGCTTTACAGAAACTGAATAACGGAGAGTTGGATTGCGTGTTTGCAACATATCAGCTTGCAAAAGAAGGATTAGATGTTCCGAACCTGAAGTACGTTGTGTTTGCTACCCCGGAGAAGGATAAGACAACTGTAATGCAGGCAGCAGGGCGAGTAGGGAGAAAAGCTGATGGAAAGGAATTCGGAACTGTAATTGATTTTGTGGACAATTTTGGGATGTTTCGTGGATGGCAGAAGAAGCGTGCAGGATTGTACAAAAAACTCGGATATGAAATTCTGCCTGATGATTGACGGTTATGTAACGATATGTTAGAATATGGTATAAAATTAATCAAGGAGGTGTAGCAATGGAACGAGATTATACTATCAGAGATGCGGCTGTGATTCTTGGAATCAAGGTAAGGACTCTTCGTCAGTGGATTCATGACGGAAAGATTAATGCTTACAAAAGAGATTTCAGCAGACGTTGGGTGATTCGTGAGAGTGAACTCAGGAGGGTGAAGGATGACAGAGAATCCGGCGAACGCAATTAAGGACACTATGTGGGCTTTCCTGATGGATAAAGGACAGAAAGCAAACATTCCTGCTTTGAAAGAATATGTTTACGATTTGATCAGGATGACAACACAAAAAGATGCAGGGCAAAGAGGAAACTCAAAGAACATCAGTTGGGATGAATTGGAAATGACATTCTTTTCAATTGTCTGTGAAGCGACTGCATTAGTGCTGTCAGGAGAACTCGACGAATTGGAGATGAAAGACGATGATAACGAAGGTTGAAAATATCCCGGCTGAATTACATAAAATTCCGCAATGGGTATGTTGGGCCGGTTCTGATAAAGTTCCGAAGAATCCGTTTACCGGAGGGAACGCAATGTCGAACAATCCTAATACATGGAGTGATCTCGATACTGCTGTTATGGCATGTTCGAAGTATAACTTTGATGGTGTCGGATTTATGTTCGATAATGGCTATTTCGGAGTAGACTTGGATCATTGTATCGATAAGGTTGACTTCTGTGATGAATTTGTAGAAACGCTTCAGAGTTATGCTGAGGTTTCCAAGAGTGGGTCCGGGATTCATATCATCTGCAAAGGAACGTTGCCTGACGGAGCAAGGCGGCGCGGTGGCGTTGAGATGTATTCCAGTGGGAGATATTTTATCTGTACTGGAAACATTTATAATCCGAAATACAACAAAATAACGGATTGTACTGAGTCAATAAAAATCCTTCACAGTAAGTATCTGCCGTCAGATGCTCCGAAGTTTCAAACGAAGCCGGTGGCTTACGTGGATATGGAAGATGCAGAGGTAATCGATAAGGCTCGTTCCTGCAAGAGCGGAGGGCTGTTTAACATTCTGTATTCGGGAAACTGGCAGGGCGTGTATTCCTCACAAAGTGAAGCGGATTTGGCACTTTGCAATCAGCTTGCGTTTTGGACTCAGCGAAATGCAGAGCAGATGGACAGGATTTTCCGGACATCAGGCTTGATGCGTGATAAATGGGATGAACGCAGAGGTGGTTCTACTTATGGAGCGATTACAATAGGGAAAGCAATTGCTTCGTGTATGGATGTGTATGAACCAAAAAAATACGAGGATGATACTGCTCTCGCATTTGCTTTGTTCGGTAATGGTAAGGTTGGAGTAGAGGCCCCGAAGAAACTGTATGACATGACTGATACGGGGAATGCGCATAGGCTTGTAGACAAGTTCGGTTCGATTATTAGATACTCCTACAACAGGAAACGTTGGTTTTATTGGGATGGCAAAGTGTGGCGCGATGATACTACAGGAGAAATCAAGAAACTGGCTGACATTATCTGTGATGATTTGAAACGTGAAGCATATATGGAGCAGGATGAAAAGACTCAATCCGATATGCTGAAATGGGCAAGCCGTACTGCTTCAAGCAAGGGAAAAGAAGCAATGATAAAAGAGTGTCAGCACTTGGATGGGATTCCGGCATCGCCTGACGATTTTGATGTGTATCCTGATTATCTGAATTGTCAAAATGGTATCGTAAATCTTCGTAATGGAGAATTGATACCGCATGACTCAGGTTTTATGTCATCGAAAATCTGCTATTCTGAGTACGATATTTCCGGCAGAAAACCGGAAAGATGGATGAGATTCTTAGATGATATCACGAATCATGACAAAGGATTGCAGGAATATATTCAAAGATGCGTGGGATATTCTTTGTCAGGATCGACTCGTGAGCAATGCGCTTATTTCCTTTATGGCATGGGCAATAATGGAAAGTCTACGTTTTTGGATACATTGTCAGACCTGCTTGGAGGGTATGCATCAAATGCACAGCCTGAAACAATTATGATGAAGCGATACGGAGATGGCGGTGCGGGTTCTGACATTGCTCGTCTGAAGTCTGCGAGATTTGTAACATCAGAAGAACCAACAGAGGGCGTAAGGCTGAATGAAGGTCTTTTGAAGCAATTAACAGGTGGTTCGAAGATTACATGTCGATTTCTGTATGGTGATGAATTTGAATACACACCGGAATTCAAAATATGGATTGCCACCAACCATAAGCCTATCGTAAGAGGAACGGATTTTGGTATTTGGAGACGTATAAAGCTGATACCATTTGAAGTGAATATTCCTCCTGACAAAGTAGACAAAAATCTGAAATATAAACTTCGGGAAGAATTTCCGCAGATTATGCGATGGGCTGTTGAAGGATGCATAAAATGGCAGAAGTATGGAATGTCAGAGCCGAAATGTGTTGAGGATGCTGTGAAGGAATACAAGCACGAGATGGATTTGCTTGCGGGGTTTATTGAGCAGTGCATTGTAATTGATTACGTAAGCGGTGATAAAATTATGGCAAATGATTTGTTCAGGGCTTATAGTAGGTGGGCGAAGGATAATAACGAGTACGAAATGTCCTCGAAGAAATTCTTCATGGAAATCACTAAAAAACTGCCTGAGAAGGGAAGGAACTCAAAAGGAATCTTTTACAGTAATGTCCGGCTGACTGATTATGCGTTAGAGAAAAGCAGACAGATAAGACAGTATTCCATTAATGATTTTATGTGAAGCAATAACGCGTCAGACATTGTTCTGACGCGTTATTTTACGTTAATTGCAGTTATTTTAAATTAATTCAAAAAAAGTATTGACAGACTATGTGCCGTATGGTATTATTATTACAGGTCAAAAAAATAAAGTTTTAGAACCCAAGGAGGTCAATACAATGGCAGAGATGAATATGAACAAAGAACTTACGGCAATGCTTATCAAATTCTATAACATGCAGGCAGGAACAATGTTCCGGGCTAACAATGATTGGAACCAGAGAATGGTCGCTACCGCTCTCGATAAGCTGAACGGTGATGTGGTTGCTCTTAAAACCCACATCAAGACATGGGTTGCTGAGAATCCCGAAAACAAGAACATCGCTGAGTGCTTCGAAGCAGTTCAGGGTCAGCCGAAGGTTATCGATGTTGAGACAGTCGAGGTCAAGCCGGAGGCTCCTGCTACAGAACAGGCTGTTGGTTCTGCTCTCGGTCTGCTTGACAAGGTTCTTGTGGAACTGGTAGCAAGAACGTCATCCGAGAAGATCGAAGCTGAAATCATGGGTCAGGTGCAGGACAGTGTTCGTAACTTCATCAAGTCCGAATACGGTACAATTGAGCGCAAGATTGTCACAGTGGTGGATGACAAGAAGGCTCCGGTTCAGGGAATTCAGCACGATAAGTTTGAGACAGTTCTCAAGTTCGTAGCCAATAACGAGCCGGTGTTCCTGACTGGTCCGGCAGGGTCCGGCAAGAATGTCCTTTGTAAGCAGGTTGCTGAAGCGTTAGGACTCAAGTTCTACTTCACCAATGCTGTGACTCAGGAATACAAGCTGACTGGCTTCACTGACGCGATGGGAAATTTTCAGGAGACTCAGTTCTATAAAGCCTTTACACAGGGCGGGCTGTTCATGCTCGATGAGATGGATGCCTCCATCCCGGAAGTCCTCGTTATCCTGAACGCGGCGATTGCGAACCGCTACTTCGACTTTCCTGCACCGATTGGATATGTCGAAGCACACCCCGACTTCAGAGTCATTGCCGCAGGAAATACAACAGGTCATGGTGCTGACTATCAGTATGTAGGTCGAAACCAGTTGGATGCAGCTTCGCTTGACAGATTCGCTGTCGTAAAGATTGACTACTGTGAAGCGATTGAAAACAGTGTAGCGTGTGGGGATATGGAGCTGGCAAACTTCTGCCGGGAGTTCCGCAAAGCGGCTGATATCGCAGGGGTACAGGTAGTGGTCAGCTACAGAGCGATTGGTAGACTGGCGAAGATGGTACAGCTTCTGGGAATCGAAGAAGCACTTGAAACCTGCCTCGTGAAGGGTATCGAAAGAGACGATGTGAATAACATCCTGAATGGTATCACTACCGACAGCAAGTACAAGACTGGCCTCCGAAAGGTAATGCGGTCCATGTAAATGGACCGTTTCCCTTCGGGGAAATTAAAAAAGTTATTGACACGAGCTGTCCCATATGATAGAATAAGTACAGAACAGAAGATAGTTTTTTTATACAGGAGGATGCCATGAGTACAAGAATAAAGAGACAGGTGATGTTTAACGGAAACAAAAAATTCGCTGTCAACATTGAGCGGTACGAGTCGGCGGCAGAAGTTGTTCAGAATTGCCGAGTGCGGAACATGACAAGCGAAAGTTTTCAAAATATGCAGACCATGAAGCTTGACAAGTTTCATGGAGTTAGTTCTTATGATAAAGCCCTCGACCTGATGCAGAACGGATATCAGCCGACGGTTGAGAAACTGAGAGAATCCACAAAGATTCGGGTAACTGGCAACGGCAAGCGGATTCAGTTTAAGAATGATATCGTAGGAAGCGCCCCGGTGGTGCCGTTAGCGCTCAAGGGAGTACCGAATTCGATGATCAATATGACAATGAAGCCTATCAAATGTAAGGTCATTGATGTTTATTATGATATGACATGCAAATGGAATACAGAATCAAAAGATATCATTAAGGCGGGTCAGAAGGTACTGGCGGCTATCTTAGAACTGGAATCTCAAGGATACAGATTCAATTTGTATGGGGTACAGACTTATGCGGATGATAACAGTGTGGATATGCTTGTCGTGAAGCTGAAGTCCAGTAATCAGCCGTTAGACCTGAAGCGCATCAGTTTTCCTCTGACACATACCGGATTCTTTCGGGTAATTGGATTTGACTGGTACAGTAAAGTCCCGGATGGAAAATACAGGCCGGGATATGGCAGAGCAATCAATTACATGTCAAGCGAAAAAGACAGAGCCAACTTCATGAAGCAGTTGTTTGGAGAAAATGCTTTATACATGAACGCTGTTAGGGCTATTGAAAATGATCAGGAACATATCAAGGAGGTATTCACAAATGCTGGCAAGAACTGATGGGAATTGGGTGCGGTGTGGAAGATGCGGGCACAAGCTGTTTCAGTATATCGGAGACTTGGAGATAACTGGTCCGATGCGGCCACCGACAATAAGTATTAAATGTCATTCCTGTAAAGAGATTAACTATTTCATGTTAGGCGGGAGGGGCCGGAAAAATGGAACAGATAAAGATTAAGATTTTATCGGCGGCGTTACTGCCTCCGATGTGGCACAGCAATGGAGATTGGATTGATCTACGGTCGGCGGCAAGAGTGCAAATGAAAAAAGGCGAGTTTGCCATGATACCGTTAGGCGTGGCAATGGAGTTGCCGAAAGGATACGAAGCGCACGTCGTGCCCCGATCATCGACTTTTAAAAATTGGGGCATTATCATGACAAACAGTATGGGCGTTATCGATGAGACTTATTGCGGAGATCATGACCAGTGGCATTTTCCTGCTTATGCTACGAGGGATACAGTAATCGAAGTGAACGACAGGATATGTCAGTTCCGAATTATGCGACATCAGCCTGAGTTGGAATTCGAAGAAGTCAAAACGTTAGGGAACGTCGATCGTGGTGGGCTTGGAAGCACGGGAAAGAAATAATGCGCTCAGGAGCGCGCAAAGGCATCCGAGACTGTTTTTAGGCGTTTAGGTGATAAGAAGTATGGGTAAAATCACAAAAGCCGTTCTGAGGCTTTTGGAGGCTTTAAATGACGGACACAAAAAGGAGAATGAAGCCATGCCCATTTTGTGGGCGATATGTGATGGCGTATAATAGTACATATTATGGTTGTCCTGTTATAAGGCATGAGGGGAGAGGAGAGTGTGTGTTTCATGAACTTACGTTTTATAACGAAGATATGGAGAAGGTTATTAAAAAGTGGAACATGAGAAGTAAAGGTTTCGAGAGTTTGATGGAGGATGATGGAAGATGAACCCGGAAGTTGATTTGGAATTTTGGCGCGAATGGATGCTTGTTGTGGCGTGTCTCAGGGGAGAGGTAGAGGTTCTTCCCGAAACGTTAAAGCGATGGAGAAAAGAAGTTGACGAATTCAAGAAAAAGGAGGCGAGAAAGTATGAGACTCATTGATGCAGATGCTTTAATTAAGCAACTATCAGTTA